AGCCGGTTGTGCGTGTAGCTCATGCCATCGCTATGATGTAGATGCGAGTGTGTGCATGAGTTGGATGCCGTCGCTATGCTCCGGCTATAGGTCACATGCGTGACACTGATCGTGTCACTTCGTGACAATGTGCGGCTCGCGCCGCACTGGCATTGCCAAACTGCGGGCATGAAAGAACCCCGCTGCCATCGCTGGCAACGGGGTTTGGTAGTGTGGTGGTAGGCTAGTTGCTAGAGGCTAGAGCGATGCAGTCCGCCTGACATTGGATGTATGCTTCCATCGCTTCGCGGTATGGCAATGCCAGCCTTTGCGGCAATGGCAATTGCGGATACTTGGTTAGCCGTTCGCGTATCTTGTCATGGCACGTTTGCGTGCGATCATGGAAGTATGCCAGATCAGCCATAAACGTGATGTAGCGCAAGTCACGAGGCGTAATTGCGAACATGGTGGATGCTCCATAAATGGTTTGACCAGCCATGCGCGAACATGACTGGCCAAACCGATTGCGATGGTAAGACTACGCCGCGCGCTTGGCAGGCTTGGGCTTGTCAGCTTGTGCCTGTGCCTTGTGTGCCATGATCCCAAGGCGTTGCGCCAAGAGCATGAGTGTTTCCCACTCGTCATTCGAGAACTGCGACTTGGCAATGTCGATCGCAGGATCATCGTTGAATGCCGCAAGCAATGCGGTAGCCAACTGCGGGATGGTGGAATGCTTCAGAACAATATCCCGCACCTTGGGATCAATCGACGATGCGGGGTTCTGTTGCGCGTTGCCCGAGGCATCCGATGTGGCATCGCTGGCGAGTGCTTCCGCCACCACATCGAGCGATGATGCGGGCTTCTCATGGAACACGCGGACAACCTGTGCGACGGCAGCACGGAAGTTTTGCGTCGCAGTTTTGCCAGCCTTGGTTCGTGTGGACATGGTAAGCGTGTGATTGTCCACTGGTATCATCGCGCCCGCGTTGACAGCATCGGCGAAGTCATAGGCTGGCGAGAAGCCGATAGGAACGAAGCATTTGCCGGGCACTGCGAACATATCCAGCGTTTCGCTGAAATGATCGCTAGTAACGCCAGACAAGCCGAGAGCAACAACGAACGGAGCAGCGATCTTGAAGATACGCATACGCGCCTTGTATTTTTCGGCCGCATCAATGCGTGTCTGGTCAACAGTGCCAGCCATGCTAGGCGCCTTACCAAGCATGAATACGGACATGACTTTGACCCACTTGGCGTATGCGTCTGCATCCGCCTTCATGGCCTGATACGTGACAGGATCGGTGAAGCTTTCCTGCACACGCATCAAATCCCATGCCACACGCTGGGTTAGCTTGACCGTGCCAGTCTCGTTGTCGGCAATGCGGTCAAGTGTCGCAATCATGTCCGCTTTGATTGCGTCAACGTTGAAGTTGGTTGGTGGCGGCGGAGGAATGTCATCCACCGGCTTGTCTGCCGGTGGCGTGGCGCTGGCCTTGTCGGCCTTTGCCTTGGCAGCATCCGCACGGCGAGCGGCTCGGTTAGCAGTAGGCTTTGCAGCCTTTGGAGTGGTAGCCATTTGTATATACCCTCACTGGATACGTTTGCCTCATGCATACGTTTCATCCAGCATGTATATACTACCATAGGTAGCTAGGTTTGTCAAACAGCCTACTTGACAGGATGCGACAAACAGACTCGCAAGCCAACAAGTGAGCACAACTAGCTAACATAGCATAACGCAGCATATTGCAGCATACCGTTTGCCAGTCCTAGCATGAGGCTACAGCAGGGTATCAGATGGGGGTCACTCTGCTATCTAGCAAATGATAGGGCATCACAGAGCGATCCTAGGGCAGCTATGCCAGTGCAGTGTATATACACAGACAGGCAACTATCAGTAGACAAGCTGCACATATGTATAGGTAGCCAAACGATAGGCTAGCTAGGGGATCATGCACATTGTAGATAATACAAGTGTGTATACATACATAAGTAATAGCAGGGTAGGCTGGCGAGGGGTCCGTTGCGCTACCGTTGGGTATGGTTGTGGATGTGGATAGAGTCTGGCACGCGATCCTGGCTTACACGCAGGATGGTATATACGCCTGTCTGGCCACACGGACACATGCACATGTGTATATACGCATGATTGTGTATACACTGCACAGTGCTAGGCTAGTGGCCCCCCACCATCCCCGGCCCAATTCCAAAAGAGGGGGTATAGTAAGTGGCCCGCACGCAAGCGCGCGGCTTGGTCCCTACACAAATCACCACTCCACAACCTAGCATAGCCCAGAAATGCGTGCAACACATCATGCCCTGTATTGTATGTATATAGTATATATGGGGGTCTTATTTATATAAGGGTATGAGCGTATTCAGTGCTTGCGTATGGCCATGATCTGTGATTTGCTATAGCCTCGCACATGATGTAGGAGTTGAACATGGCTACCTATGGCCTTCAAACTGTTCCTGGTTCTGTTCCATTCACTGGCTGGACCAATGTGCTTGGTGGTTCTGGTCCTGGCCCTTCAGTTCCTGCTGCTTCTGGCTCTGTCATGTTCAATGGCATCACACAGGGTGATGATCGTATTGCCAAGATGATCCGACAGGGTGAGGCCGGAACAATCATCAAAGCCCTGTGGTTGGCACTCACTGGGACTGCCGCTGGTGGCAATGCAACTGCAACACAGAAGCGAATTGCTGGCTATAATGGGGACTTTTACAACAGCCTTCGTCCTATTGAGGTAGTAACGTATGTGAACAGGGCCACTACAGCCGCAGACGTTACGGCACTGGCTGCATTGCTGAACCGCAACGTGTTCCCTACCACCTATGCTGCTGATCTGTCAGGTAATGGTGGTGGTGGCAAGCAGTCGAATGGAGCCTACTGATGGCTGGCAATTATGGGCCTGAAATAAAGGCATCAATGCAGAACCCTGTTCGACGCCCAAGCCAAGTCAAGAAGGGAGGCGAGACACCGGCTGATCGTATCCGTGATGCTCGACGCGGCATCAAGGAGGGTAGTCCACAGGACTTGAAGCTGGATGCTCAACCAGCCAATCAGGCACCGCCTGCACAAGTGTTGCCCCCAGGTGGTCCACCAGCCGGTGGGCAAGTTCCGCCACATGTCGCTGCTGCTGCTGGTATAGCACATGCGATACTAGCCAATAGGGGTATGTGACATGGCAGCAAATGATGAAGCACAGTTCGACCCCAATCCTGTAGCTGGTGAGTTGTCTCCTACAACGCTGGTATTGAAGTATCTACGTGAGAAAGGCATTAAGCCTACGAATGCAAACGTGAGTGCTGCTGTTCGTGAAGCATTGGCAGGTAATATCACTGGTCTACGCAGTGACACCGCTGCTACAGAGGCAGAGGATCAAGCTGCTATGCGTGGACGTGGTGGTCCTAGTGTTGGACAGTCAGGTAGTGCTGCTGGCAAGGTAGAAGCTCCCAGCAATCCTACACAGCGTGGTAATCCACCTAATGCTGATCTGACTAGAGGGCCAACGAACGAAGCTGATTGGCAACCCAACACTGCGAAGACGACCAGTGCATCACCTGATGATCCTACACAACGCACAGGTCCACAGGATGCCAGTGACTTTTTGACTCCTGCTATCATTGCCAGTCTTGTTGCAGGTGCTAGTGCCATCCCTGGCATGATGAACCGTAGAGCAGAGTTTGTAGGTAATGCACAGCCAGCGTCTGGTCGTGTGACGGATGTTGATCCTACTGCGATTGCTGCTCCTGAGACTAAGCTGCTTCCACAGCAGGATGTTCAGTTGCCTCCTCCAACTAGTATGGAGCAAGCAATGCAGCAAGCTACTGCACCAGCACGTGGTATCGCTGCTGCACAGCCAGGCACTGCTATGCCACCTGCTGACTTCAATCCAGTGAGTGGTGTCAATCCGTATGTAGGCAATCCTATGGCTATGACCAGTCAGCCACTGCCTGCTGGCATCAATCCGTATGAGGCAGGTGGCAGTGCCAGTCCTGCACCTACTACTACTGTGCTGCCTGAGAACACACGCGGTGCTCCTGTAGTGCCATTGGGTAGTGCTGTTCCTCGTGATGTGCCTATGCGACAGATGACAACGCCATCATTCTATAGGAACCTACCAGCACAAGCGAGAGACTTGTTCAATCTTGGAAGGCATATTCCCTGATGGCACTGCCTGAAGCACAAGGTGAGCCACTGAGATTAGCTGATGGCAGCTTAGTCTACCCTGGTGGGCGTGTTGTAGGTGTAGACAGCATCCCTGAGCCTATCAGGTTTGTGGAGATACCCACACACCGTGAAGCACAGCGTGTAATCACTGCTACACGTAGGAAGCTGTCTGAGCTACCTGAAGTGCCTAAGACGATGAATGCCGTCAGCGTGGTGTTGTCGTATACGCTGTTTGGCCTTGGTGATGAGGAGATAGCCATAGCTACTGGCCTGACAGTAGATCAGGTAGGCAGGCTCAAGTGTAGTGATCCGTTCACACAGATGTATGATGCAGTAGTCCGTAACATCATGGAGTCAGAGACAGATGTTGTCCGTGACATACTCGCAAAGAACGCACGTAGTGCAGCCGCTACGATGGTTGAAGCATTACAAGCCGGTAATCGTAGCGACCGTATGGCTGCGGCTCGCGACATCCTCGATCGCAGTGGGCATCGCCCTGCGGATGTAGTGGAGCATCGCCACAAGGTAGATGGTGGACTAGTGATTGAGTATGTGCGTCGTGACGTAGGTGAGAAGTTCCCAACAATAGACATGGATGGTGTGTGATGGCATTCGTAGCAAGCAGATCACTTGTTCTAGGTGCAGGCGTCGCTGTTCCCTTGCCCGCAGCAGTAGATGCAAGCAGCAACTGTCCGTCGTTCACACTGTATTCGCACGTTCGTGTCCCTGGTGGCACGACGTATACGTTTGACAGTGGGCAGTCGTGGGCAGTGCCAGCAACGACTGATAGTGTGTTTGCCATCCCCACTGGTGCTACGACTATCACTGCAACAGCAGCATCCACTGCACAGGTTGGACAGTCTTTGTGAGTTCACGCCGCTACAAGATCGTTGAAGGTGGGATGCATGATCGCTTCCACAAGTCATACTCCAAGGTGCAGTTCCTTGGTGGTGGGTTCGGCAATGGGAAGACAGCAGCAGCATGTGTCAAAGCACTAAAGTTGGCAAAGGACTATCCTGGCTCAAATGGCTTAGTCGCACGCTCCACTTATCCGAAGCTGAACGATACCATAAGAAGAGAGTTCCTCCTGTGGTGTCCCACACATTGGATCAAGCGGATGCCGAGCCGAGACGAGAATACATTGATCCTAAAAAATGGATCAACTGTCAACTTCCGGTATGTGGCGCAGCGAGGCAAGGAGACAGAGGAGAGCAAGAGCAACCTTCTCTCCGCAACGTATGATTGGATCATTGTAGATCAGCTAGAAGACCCTGAGTTCAGCCATAAGGACTTCATGGACTTGATGGGCCGTCTACGTGGCAATGCTGAATACATTGGTGACGATCCGCGTATGCCTCGTGTTGGCCCGAAGTGGTTCATTGCTACGCTCAACCCGACAAGGAACTGGTGCTACCGTGAGATAGTCAAGCCACTACACGACTTCACAGAGCGTGGCATCGTGTCAGACAAGCTGATGTGCGAGGTTGACCATGCAGGCAAACCCATCATCACCGACGGTAAGCCTAAGCCACTCATCGAATTGTTTGAAGGATCAACCTACGAGAATGTCGATAACGTCGGTGAGGACTACATCCGAGGGATGCTTGCCACCTACACAGGCAGTATGCGCGAACGCTTCATATTTGGACGATGGGGAGCGTTGTCAGGTCTCGTCTATCCACAGTTCGACGAGACGCAGCATCTCATATCGTATGACGATGCGACCCAACACTTGCGGCAACTGTGGCGCTCCGGTTTTCGTCCTACATTCATGGAGGGATACGACCACGGACTTGCAAGGCACAGTTGTTACGGACTGTTTTATGCAGACGATGACTCCAATGTGTTTCTGCTCGATGGGTTCCGTGTTGCAGAGCTTACCATCGCCAACGCGGCAAGCCATATACACAGAATACGTGCTGAAGTCGGTATCACGGCTGCTGAACTTGGACCTGTCTTTGCTGACCCTGATGTGTTCCGACGCAAGACTGGGAGCGCCAGGACAGTCGGAGAGACAGTCGCCAAGCTATTTGAGGACTACGACATCAGGATGCAGCGAGGCAACAACGACATCGGCAGTGGCATCGCCAAGAACTGGTCCTACCTCACGCCTGATATACGGCATGAGCATCCCCTGACAGGCATGATCGTATCGCCACACTTCTATGTCAGTGACAGGTGTCAATGGTTCATTGATGAGATCACAGAGTATTACTTCAAGCATGATAGCAGTGATGATGTGACCGATACTCCCATAGACCGCAATGACCATGCGATGGACATGTGGAAGTATGCGATGAGCCATCGTCCTAAGCTGGCCACGTATGTGGGTAGGCGTGATGAGCCACCTGCATGGATGGCATGGCATGAGATCGAACGTGCAGGTAGGCAAAGCAAGAGAGCGAGGCATAAGTAGGAGATGGACATGATCGGGCTGATACTGCTGGTATTCTCGTTCGTGCTCGCTGTGTGTGCAGCTATGAACTGGCCTATTGTGCCGCGACCCAATCTAGGATGGGCTGCGTTTGCGTTCTTCATTGCCTATCTGCTGTTTAGTCATGGTGCGGTGTTGGTGCGATGAGTGGTTTCAATACTGAAGACCCTACACTGCCGAACACAGACACGCCCGACCCGCTAGAGCAGTCGCTGCAACAGGCTGATGTAGGCTTGCCTCCTGAGCCTGAACAGCCCGCTGTCTACAAAGCATTGCCTGGTAGTCGTATCCCTGTGTCCAGTAAGCGTGGCCTGATATGGAAGGCACGCAGGGATCAGGGCCAGAAGGCTATGGGTGATCTCATAGATGCATGGGATGAAGCAATCCGATACTACAATCATGACCAAGCTGACCATCGTGACGGTAGTGGTGGTAGCGGTGTTTCTGGCAGCCGCAGTCCCCGTGCTGCTGGTAATCGCTCTGTTGCAAAGCGGTTGAACGATGTGTTCAGTAGCACAGAGAACATCGTGTTCTCGAATGTCACTGCACAAGTGCCAGAGCTATACGCTAAGAACCCTATCGTGTCAGTCAGTGCGACGCCTACACTGAGCAAGCAGATAGACGAGACAGTCGATGCCTATGCTCGTGCATTGCAGAAGCTGGTCAACGTGCTGTTTGCAATGAAGGTCAGCCCCGGTGTGAACATCAAGCCAAAGGCCAAGCGTAATGTCCTCATTGCATTACTTACCAACCAAGCATGGTTTGAGGTCGGTTACACCAAGAAGGACACGTCCAGTGAGCAAGCTATGCAAGATCTACTCGGCCTGTCGAAAGAGCTTGCAGAGGCTGCTGAAGTCTCCGACATTAGAGCGATTGAAGGCAAGCTACAAGCACTTGAGGAGAAGATCGAGTTTCTACAGCCGAGTGGTCCGTTTGTCCGTATACGTCTTCCTCATCAGGTTATACGTGACCCGAATGGATCAGACCCATATCTGAACGACAGCAACTGGCTACTGATCGAAGACATGTTGCCTACTGCATACATCAATGCCATCTATGCAGATGTCGATCCTGACAGCGATGAAGCTGTGTCCATCTTTGAGCCTACGCATATACTCAATGCTGGGGCTGACAGCACGGATGATGGTGAGTTCACGCTGTTCCAGAAGAACGATGCGTATGCGATGTATGGCTACGATGATAAGAGCCAGTTCGACAAGGCGTGCTACACCAAGGTGTGGTATGTGTGGGATAAGGTCACACGTCGCCTAGAGATGTATGCAGACAACGACTGGAAGTGGCCTATCTGGGTATGGGACGATCCGTATCAGTTGCAGGGCTTCTTCCCTGTCACGCCGCTGTGGTTCCATGACAACCCTGTTAGCGTGTATGCGAAAGGCGAAGTCAGTTACTATCTGGATCAGCAGGACCAGATCAATGAGATCAATGATGAGAAGCGCCGAGCACTGTTGTGGGCACGTCGCAACATCTTCTACAACAGCAATGTAGGCATCACACAGGAGACGATTGATCGTGTGTTGAAGGGGCCTGACCAATCAGCTACGCCACTGAATGTGCCAGAGGGTGTTGATCCCAGCAAGATGATCTTCTCGCTTGTGCCGCCAAGCATGAACTTCACACAGTTGTTTGACAAGAAGGACTTGTATGCTGCGGTGGATCGCATCGCTTCGACAAGCGAGGTTGAGCGTGGTGGAGAGTTCAAGACCAACACTACGAACAAGGCCATCGACTACTACAGCACGATGGGCAACATGCGGATGGATATGCGACTCGATGCAATCGAGGACGCGCTTGGGGATGTCGGTTGGAAACTGGCGCAACTGTGCTTGCGGTTCATGGATGTTCAGACGGCGGGCCAACTCACAGGCATGGATGTGTCAGCGTTCTGGCGTCCGCTTGACAACCTACGCGACTTTCAACAGCTATCGGTGGGTATCGTAGGTGGCAGCACACAGAAGCTGACCACGCAGCAGAAGAAGCAGGAAGCGATACAGGTAGGACAGGTGTTGGCACAGTATGTTAGAGCAGCACCAGCCAGTGCGCTGAAGGTTACACTCGATATGCTCAGCAAGGCATTCGATGACTTCATCATTAGCAAAGAGGACTGGGATAGCATCGAAGCTGAAGTAGCGACGATGGCTCAGTCACAACAGGGTGGTGCCCCTGGGCAAGTTGGTGGTGGCGTCGGAGGGGGTCAGCCACAGCCATCGCCTGGGCAGACACCGCAGGGTGGTGGTATGCAGATTGCAGCTACTGTAGTGCAGGCGTTGCAGCAGCTACCACCACCTGTGTTGCAAGCTATTGGCAATGCACTGGCACAGGGGATACCACCGGCTGAGATATTCAGGCAGATGCTTGCATCTCAGGGCGGCAGCAATACAGGAGCAGCAGCATGAGCGGGACAGAGAACAGCATACTTAGCAACATACCGGACTTTGCGGAGGAGCATGATGCCTCAACTACGGATACCAGCACGACCACGACTACGCAGCAAACAGGAACTGACGATCCACAACGATCCACGTCAGCGCAACCTACTGGACCTGATAGCACAAGCCGCAGAGCAGAGCAGCCTACGCAACAGTCATTTGTGCGACGACACGACGGACTGCGAGAGCAACCGAACGCTGATAATCCCCGTGTTCGCGACTTAGTTGATCCTGTCACTGGCAAAGTTGTAGCGCAGGGTGGTATCGAGCGTCGCGTGTATGAAGAAGGCCAGCGTCATGCACGTGAGAACAATGCACTGAAGCAGCAAG